GACGTACACAGCGAGAACTTTTGTGTCAGCGCAGGCTTTGCCGGCGGTCGGGTTACCCGCTTGGTCCTTACCAGAGCCATAGGCGTTCATCGGGCAGGAAGCGCAAAGCTCGGACTGCGGGGCGGAGGCTGAAGGGTCAGGGCGCTCGTAGTCGGTTGAGAAACAGTCCGGGGCCACAGGCTCGGCGGCTGGGTTGAACGCAGTGGCGTACCAGGTCTTCTGCAAAGCCTTCTTTGCCCGGAGGACAATCACCGGCAGGTACATCTGGTCAGGGCCGGCGAACATCTTATCCGGCGGGATGGAGGTCTCGTCACCGTTGCCGTCGACAAGGGCGAACGCCTTGCCATTGAGCTTGATGCGAGGGGGAAAACCGGTGCCAATACCAGCCGCCGCCTCTTCGTTGGCCTGACGGGCTAATTCCGGGTTCCTCAAGTATGCGGGAACGTCTGCTGCATTGGGGATCATTAAGTCCATGGTCATGGTGTTGCTCCTGTTTGGTGTTTGACCGTCTGCCACACCGGCAGTTTCGATCGTTATTTGCGTCTCAGTGAGCCCTTTGCTCCTGAGCAGTTGCTTCAATTCTTCTTTGGTGCCGGTTAAGGCTGGGTCGTAATGCAGTGCTTCCTTCAACGTAGCTTGTGTGAGTTTTACTCTCATGATCTCCGGACCTGTACAGTTTTCAAAGTGGTGAAGTTAGTCCCTGGAGGAAGTGTGTCGCCCTCATCCAGCCGCTGCACCACTGCTGTCTTATTGACCCGATGCTCTAAGAAATCAAACTGGTCGTTTGTGACCACCCACTCCAAGAATGATTGCCAGTCAGCAACCGTAGCAGAGGTTTTTGTGGCAGTGAACACTGTGCCGTGGGCAGAGCGGAGAGACTCCACCCCAAGAGCATCAAGCTGGCCCTTGAGCCAAAGCTCCCGCTTCTCCTGCAAGGCCTTGAGATCCGCAACCTGCGCATCAAAAGCCTTTTTCATCTTCTCAAGCTCGTCGCGGGTGGCAACGTACTTGGCTATTACTAGGTCAACTGTTGGTTGTGTCATTTCGGATAACCTCCCATGGCCTTCACAAGGCGTTCAGCGCAGGAGAATCCGTATTTATCCGCGATCGCATCCGCCAGTGGCAGGTCTACAACCAGGCCGCCGATAAAAAGCAGTCCGCCCTTCGCTGTTACTTTCTTACCATCCCACGTTACTTCAGTCGTTTCTTTCTGGTCACTCATCGTCATCCCTCCCGAGGATTCTGTGTTGATGTTGTCTACACCTTAACAGGTGCTTTCGGGCCTGTCAATTATTTATTTGTCTAAGAGTGTACATTTTATTCTTGCCCATGTGAACACCGCCGGCAAGGCCTCTTAGTATCTCTGTGGCGGCAGGTGTTGCAGGGTTTCTTGATGTTTGGGCGTTTCTCATAGCGGTCAATAACAGGGTCCGCAAGACAGTACCCCGGGAAAAGTGATTCATACCCATGATTAGAGCACTCTTTTATGGTGCATGTGTCGAAACAGTCCTTGCCTTCAACTTCCCCCAACATCACATCCCCTCCCGAGCCAAAGCCAGCACGACATCCTGGAAATTACCCTTGCCCTCAAGGACTGAGTAAATCCGCCGCTCTTCGGCCGTGGCATAAATTTTTGCTATGTCGATCTTGACTGTTTGCTTGCTGCCATCCGTCCGGGCGTTGGCTTGTTGGTACTTCGCCGCCTTGGTGTGTGGGGCGTACCAGATACTGAGCGAGGCAGCGGTCAGGTCAAGGCCGTGGCTCATGCAGTCCGGCTGGGCCAGTAGGATATGCGGGTCTTTCAGAGTCCGGAAGTCCCTGAATATCTGCGTCCGCTTCGAGGGCGACACACCTCCATCCACGATCGCCACCGACCAATGCTTGCGTAGCTCAGTTGCCAAGGCATCAAGGACAGCGGTGAAGGGGACGAATACTATCACCTTTTCGGTATTTCCTTCAATCAATTCTTTCAGCACTCCGAGCCGGGGGCCGAAGTCGAGGCGGGCTATTGAGCCGTCTGCAGCAATTACGCACCCGCACGCTATCTGCGTGATTTTACTAGCTAAAACGGCAGCATTTACCGCAGTAACCGTGCTCCCCCGCACCTCAGTAGCCGCCTGCTGAATAAGTTGCTTGTAGGCCTTGGTCTGCTCGTCGCTCATCTGCGCCCGGCGTTCAATAAAACACGGCTCCATGTCCGAGCACACTGACCGCTCAAAGCGGATTGATGGCTTGAGTATCCTAGCCACCGCCTCCTCCGCCCCTCGCCGCTCGACCCATTTGAACGGTCCAAAACGGACCATGGTCTCATTCTTGAAACTGGTGTAGTGCCCCTTGTAATTCTCAGGGGTGATCAGTTTGCACTGCCCAAAGGCATCGGGCGGCTCGTTTGGCGTCGGGGTGCCGGTCAAGCCCCAGGCTGAGCGCACAATATTCTGCTGGTTGAGCACTCGGTTCATCGGAGCCCATAAGGTGCCGGATTTGTTCTTAGAATTGCGCAGCTCGGCAATCTCATCGATTATAACGAGGTTGATGTCCGGCCGCTCCCGAAGGTCCTTCTCCAACAGCTGCACACCGTGGTGGTTGGTGATGTAGAAGTCGAAAGGTTTACTGAGCAACTCAATCCGTTTGGCCCGGGTGCCGTAGAGCACACAGAATGTCCGGAAAGGGAAGCTCTCAAAAATGTTCTGCTCCCACACATCCCAAAGGGTGGACAGCGGGGCGACGATCAGGGTTTTCTGCACCTTGCCGATCGTTCGGAGGTAGTCGGCGGCCCATAAGGAGGATAATGTCTTCCCAGTTCGAGGTGCGGAGAGGCAATAGCACCTAGGGTTGAGCGTTAGAAACGACGAAGTTTCATGCTGGTACCACCTCGGCTTGTATCGACCCGGCCAGTCATAATAAGACATTATTGGGCTGGGAACTGGTATGCCTATGTTGTTAAGCACCCTCGCGCAGTCCAACGAGTTTGGCACAGCACAATACGTGTCAGGCCCAATTATAGCCTCGCGGACTTCCGGAAACAGGGCTCTTAGCCTGCCTGGGGTGGCCGTCTTAACAACAATATGGTCCTTGATTACGCGAACAGTCACCGAGCCCCTCCATAAACCATGCGCCGAGCGCTTGATGCGCCGTCCCAGTCGTCGTACCCTAGACACTGTTCCCCCGCTAACCGCGCACAAGCAGCCTCCACCAAGCATGTATAATGCCCTAAATAATGCATCTTCCCACTGACCATCATGAACGCCTGCCAGCTGCGTCTTTGGGCTCTCCACCGAACGCCGCAAACTTTGCTGGTGTTGTTTACACCAACCGCGCAGTTTCTACTTTGGCACTGGTACGACGCTTCCCGTAAATTAACGTACCGGTTATCATCCCTGATGCGATTTATGTGGTCTACAGTATGCTCAGGAAAATATCCGTCGACGTAGAGTATTGCCAGTCTATGAGCCTTATAAACAACTCCGTCCAGTTTTATATCGACGTAACCATTTACATGCAGCGACCCTGCTACCTGCCCTAGTGTGACCCCACTCTTTCGGTAAATCCAAGTGAACACTCCGGTTTCTGGGTTGTAGTGTAGCAGCTCTCTAAGGTGTTCTTGCGTTATCATATTACCTCCTTGATGGTGGGGAAGACTGCCCGGAGCTGGCCTGGATGGTCGGTGCGGACGACTAAATGCCCGTTCAGGATTCGGATTGGCACTTACACCCTCCCAACCTCTCATTAATAAGTTCGCAAGTAGCCTCGACCGCGGTCCGGACCTTGCTCATGCGTGGGTCGTTTTCCCTGGGCACGGTCGCACAGATAAAGGTGTCGGAGATGTAGAAATAGAAGTTCTCGCCTTCGATTACCTTCTTAATCCGGACCCCGTCTTCTTGTTCAGATGGATTGCTCATCGAGCCACTCCTGAAAAAGTTTAAGGCTCTCCGCCCCATCAACCACAAAACACACGGCTCCTGATTTCCGGATTGCTTGGATCTGTTTTTCCTGAAAACCGGTCGGTT